AAGAATTCAGTTTATAAACCCTGGCTTGAATGGATGAAAGACGAAAGAGCTGAAGACTATAAAAAAATTATGACACCTAAAGAAGGTGTGAATGGTCCTCCTACTGGAGTTAAACAAACATTGATTTCATATATGTTTAAAGAATTAGGAATTGTTAAATCACATTACAATCATGGATTCAAACGAGGAGTTTACTTTAGTTCTTTCTATGAGAATGGTAGAGACTTTTTAAGAAATGAAATTAATGCTGATGAATTAGTTATGAGACCAAAGTTTGCTCAAGGTTCTGAATATATAAACAAGTGGTGGAAAAGAAAAGCAATTAAAAGATATACCAAGTTACATACAGAAAATAGATTAAAGCCCGAGATGTTATATTACTCGGATATATTAGGTATGACTTGGGAACAATGTAAAGAAAAATACTTAGGAGAAGTGGGAAGATGATAAAAGATGTAAGTGATTATTTTGTAGATAAAAACAAAAGTACTCAATATGATTATAAAATATTACTTTATGGTAATTACACATATAGAGATAATTTAGAAGCAGATAGTTTGGTTGAAGTGTTGAGGCATGTGATACCATTTATGAGTAAAAAATGGAAAGTCCATTTTACTTTATTGATACCTGAATTTGTTCAATCATTGGATTTTCCAAATGTTGATCAAAGAATATATGAGTTACCAACTTATATTAATACAATGAGACAACACTTTAATACAAAACAATTTATGAAGCATGTTGATTGGAAGAGAAATGATTTTGATATTGTTTATACCCATTTACCTGAACATACTTTACAGATAGCGAATTGTCTAAACAATAATTCAAACCTATCACCAAAGTTCATTGGTTACTCACATTGGTTTGAAGTTCCACAAAATGCTCCTTATGGGGATAGAGGTGGAATACATAAAGATGACCCAGCAAGAGCATTATACTTGAGTGTCGCTGGTTTATTAATGCAAGATGAGTGTGGAGTGAATAGTGATTGGTTGAAACAATTAACAATCAAAGAAGCTAGTAAACATTGGAATCAGGGAGTGTTAGATAGATTACAAAAAATAATTCAACCACATTATCTTGGAGTTGATAGAATTAATGTTAGAGAAGATTATAAAGATAAGACAGTAGTATTTAATCACAGAGGTGCTGGTTATACTGGATGGGAATGGTTTGTAAAAATATGTGATGAAATATGGGAACAAAGACAAGACTTTAAAGTATACACTACACTAACAAAAGTTGATAGGCCATGGAATAAAAAAGTTAAGTGTGAAAGTCGTGATGAATATATGGATTTCTTATCCACTATGAAGTTTGGAGTTGGAACATTTCAAACATATTCTGCTTGGAGTATTTCAACAACTGATGGGTTCTCTGTTGGTGTTCCTTATCTTTTACCAAATAAACTTTGTTATCCTGAAATGACAAGTGTAGCTAAAGACCCATATCCATATTTATATGATAATAGAGCTGACTTTATAAAAAGATTTAATGAAATGTTGGACAACCCTATTACATATGACACTACCAATTTAGCAGAAAATATGATTTGGGAAGAAAGAATATCTAATTGGTTTGATGGTTGGAAAAATGTTTTTGAATTAGATTCAGTAAAAGAAACGGAAAGTGTTTTAAAGATAAAAGACTTTATTAGAGATAAAGGATTTGTAAACAAAAAAGATATATTGGAATATCTTGGATGGGGTGTTAGAATTAAATTTAGCCCCTATAGAAATGCTTTGAGGAAATATAAAGAAATTAAATTTACCAAATATGGTTATGAATGGATAGGAGAATAATGAAAAAATTATCAGCAGAACAAATACAAATGAATTGGGAAACACTAATGGATGTTATTAATAAACACATTGGTGATGATAGAAAAGAAAACCTTATGAAGTTTTATGATGACTTCAAAGAGAGAATGATGTTTGCACCAGCTAGTGCTAAAGGACATTTTCACAACGCAATGCCGGGTGGATATGTTGAACATGTACTTCACATTGTAAAACATTCTTTACAATTAAAAGAGTTGTGGGAAAGTAATGGAGCTACAATAAACTTTACAGATGAGGAGTTAGTCTTTGCTGCTTTACATCACGACTTAGGTAAGGTTGGTGATTTGGAACATGACTATTACATTCCACAAACATCGGATTGGCATAGAAAAAATCGTAATGAGATTTATACACACAATCCAGAACTTCAGTATATGAAAGTTCCTGATAGAGCTTTATGGTTACTTCAACATTATAATGTTAAGGTTACGGATAAGGAATACATTGGAATTAAATTAACAGATGGAATGTATGATGAAGCTAACAAAGCTTATTTAATGTCTTACAATCCTGACTTTGGACTTCGTTCTAATATGTCCCACATCTTACATCAAGCTGATATGATGTCAACATATATTGAATCGGATGAGTGGAAACGGGGTAGTGAAGTTGATGAGCCTGTAAATACAAAAGTTCCAAAAACAAAAGATGAACAAAAACAAGTAGACAACCTCAAAAAAAGTTTTGATGAGTTGTTTGCTAATTAGGAGATAATATGTGGTGGTTATTAACAATATTATTTTTTTTAATAAGTGTCTTTACATCTTTATTGGTGTATTACTCTTTACGAAGAATAACGCAATACGAGGAATTGATTTTAGAAATTCAACAAGTGATAAAATTCTCAACAGATAAAATGAAACTTGTAGATTCTAAAGGACATTATGAATCAGACGATGAGACTGGTTTTTTCTTTCAACAATTAAAACAAATTCAATTATCCTTAGATGGAATATTTGAAGAGGAGACACAAGATGCCAAAAAAGAAAACTAAAGAAGTTAATGATGTAAAAGCAGAGATTAAAAAAATAACAAAAAAGAAAAAGCGTAAAGTTTATTTTGGTCAAGAGGTTCAAGATGCTGTGGTGGAATATAATTCATCGGTTAATCCCAGTGAAAGAAATGTCATATATGGGAAGAGAATACATGCAGCTTTTGATAAGTTAGCTGAAAATATAATAAACACATTTAAGTTTACTTATTTTGATTATGGGTTTGAGGATATAAAACATGAGGTAGTAGCCTTTATGGTAATGAATATGCATAAATATGACCACACAAAAGGTTCAAAGGCATTTAGTTATTTTTCAGTAGTGGCTAAAAACTATTTGATTCTTCACAATAATAACAATTATAAAAAATTAAAAACTCATGATAAAATGGATGTATTGGATAGGCATAGAAGTAGTGATATTTCAACCGAATCTGATATGATAACATTAACGAATGAAATTATAGAATATTTTGATTCGAATATGAACACTATATTTAAAAAAGATAGAGATTTACGAATAGGATATGCTATTGTTGATTTGATGAAACAAAGAGATGATATTGAAAACTTTAATAAAAAAGCTATTTATATCTTAATCAGAGAAATGACAGATGTTGAAACAGCTCATATAACATCAGTTGTTAATGTATTGAAGAAACACTATAAAAAACTTCAAAATATTTATCATAAACAAGGTTCAATAGTCCACAATTTTTCAGGTTCATTCTTTTAAATACTAAACCCACTTAAATGTGGGTTTTTTATTTCAGACAATTTCTCACAAATTTTATATTTATATATGAACAAGTCTATCTATAGGGAGATTGTATGTCAGACGAAAAAGAAATATTTGAGGGTAAAACCTTTCAAGATTTAACAAAAGATATTTACGAAAACACTACAAAGCGTAAAGTTCAAATAGATTTACTAATATCGGAGATACATGGATTCATAACAACCATTGATGATGTGGTATTGGTTGCACCTATTATAAAGGAATATATGGATACTGCTGTTAGAAACGATGAACATCTCGTTAAATTGGCTGGTGTACTACAGAGAATTATAAGTAAATCAAGTGGTGAATCTGATGAATCAATGTTATTATCGGATGCAGAAAAGGAAGAACTTATGGGAACACTTCAAGATACTGTAGATGATTTACAGAAAGAAAGTCATAGACTTGAAACCATAAAAGATAAAACAATATCAAAAGGATTTTCGGAGAGTTAAATGGGTTCATTCTTTACTAAAATACCTGGAAGAACAATAAAAGGATTTGCTGGAAATGATTATCCTTTGGAATTTTACATACAATTTGTTCCTGGTATTGTAGTAGATGTAGTTTATTCATCTACAAGTTTAAGATATGCAGGTGAGAATACTATTAATACAATTATCGCTAAACCACATATAACAGATAAACCATATGTTAGAAATAGTAATTTGGGTGAAGACAACAGATATTATCCACTACTTAGAGGTATGACTGAAGTTCCAGTAAAAGGAGATCCTGTCATACTTTGCACTATGGGTAAGATAAATTATTATTTGGGTCCTGTAAATTCAAATTCAAATAATCCTACTTGGAATGATGATATGTTAAATAGACAGGAAATAGATTTACTACAAGAGTCAGTTGAAATACCTATTAGTGATTTAGATCCTACCAGTGATAATTTTAATAAAGATGTTTTATATAAAAGATTATCAAAAATGAGTTCAGCTGAATTAGATTTTGGTCCTCCCAACTTCGAGACAACAGGTGATTATATAATTGAAGGTAGACATGGAAATAGTATTCGTGTTGGTAGTAGAAGTGATAACCCATATATTTATTTATCAAATGAGAGAGGACCTGATAATATATATGAATCTATTACAGATGGTAGTTTAATTGGGATAACTTCACATGGTACTTTACAACATCATTTTGGGGGTGAATTAGTTCCTGAAAATGAAAGTTTAGCTGCTGGAGAATCTAGACCTGACGGCCGTTCACTTGAATATGAAGCTGAAATAAAACCAGGATTCATTTTATCATCGGATACTTTACAGGAACCAAATAGATTTATGGGTACATTAGTTTCAAATGTTAATAATAATCAAGATGTACAAGATTTGATTTATTTATATGGTTCTAAAAAAGAAGAAGAATTATCTTCAGAAGTTGATCCTGATGCATTTAAAATTAAAAAAGGTGAAAACGCAAATCAAATTTTAATAAACTCTGATAGGATTACAATTAATACAAAAATTGATGATATTTATTTATCATCCATTAAAGATATACATATTGGAACTGGTAGACATTTAACAATCTCTACGAATCAAGATTTAATAATAAGTTCTGAAAGAACATTTATTGGTAATCCAACGGATAGAGAAGATACAATGGAATCAATGGTTTTAGGAACAACATTGTTGGAGTTACTAAAAGAAACACTAGCGGTTATAAAATCATCACAAGGTATGTGTCAAGGTGCACCAATTCCATTAGCTGATGAAACTGGAGCTCCTGGTGGAGTAAATACCAAGATAACACAAATAGAACAAAAGATAGACCAAATTTTAAGTACAAAACATTTTATAGAACCAAATGCATAAAGAGGTAATTATGAAGAAGAAAAAACCAAATATTAAAACTGTAATAAGACAAATCGTTAGAGAAGAAGTTGCGATGGCTATCAAAGAAGTGATAACTGAATTGAAACAACCAATTGAATCTCAACCACAACCTAAAAAAATAGTTGAGAAAAAATCATATACAGATAATTCAGTATTAAATGATGTATTGAATGAAACAGCTCAAGATGGTGATTGGAAAACAATGGGTGGAGGTGAGTACACTTCTGATAGAATGAATGAATTGGTTGGCAGACAATATGGTGATACGATGAGTGGAGCATCACCACAGGTTGTTCCTTCAAGTGACCCAATGGCTCAATTTGTTAATAAAGATTATAGTGAGGTATTGGAAAAATCAAAAGAAAAATCTCAAAATAAGGGTGGAAGATAATAATGGGATTAAAACAAGACTTAATTGATGCTAAAGTTGAGGGGTTGAAACTTTCCGGAGCTAATGATGAGGCTATACAACAAGCTCAAGAAACATTGGAGACTCAAGTACAACTTGAAGTTGATGCTATTGTAAACTTTTTAACAAAGTGTCAGTTTAGAATTACTGGATTAGCTGCTAATGTTATATTGGAAGATTTCAAAATACCACCACAACAAGGTGATATTCAACCAACAGTGACTAGTACTGATATTCCCTTTCCCGGTGGTATTAGTAGCCCACCAATACAAGTTCCACTTAATAATGGGACTAATGGAATCTTAACAAAAGATATAGATGTCGCTACAGATGGTGGAACTACAGGTATTTTACAATCAACTGGATATGCGTTTATTGGTGGAGATCCTGATTCCCAAGATGGGTTTGATGTATCAGATATAGATGGTGTTAGAAGCTTTACATCCGTTGAATTATTTAGAGAAGACATCGAGGACTTATTATAATGGCTATAAAAGATACATCAAGAAAACCTTTTATTGAAGATAATGATACTAAAGTTAAAATTGGTATTGATTTACCAATTCGTAGAGATGATGGGTTAGATGGATTTTTTGCAACCACTTCAACAACCATTGAAGCTGTGAAAAACAACATAAGAAATTTATTACAAACCAATGAGGGTGAAAGATTTTTTCAACCAAACTTAGGTTTAGATTTAAGAAGGTTATTGTTTGAAAATATTACAGAAGAAAATTTATTAAATATTCAAGATTCTATATTAGACAAATTTGAATTTTGGCTACCTTTTGTTGAGGTAAGAGATATACAAATTTTAAGTAGTAACGATACAACAGATATTGGAACTAATGAAATACGAGTTAAAATATTATTTAACATTAAACAAGATCCAAATACTTTGGGTTCGGTTATGGTAGATTTTTCAAGTGATATAAATGATGAAAATTAATACGGAGATGAAATATGCCAACATATGGTAATGAAAATTTTAAAGAATCAAATGTAAATTATTTAAATAAAGATTTTGCATCATTAAAAGAATCTTTGATGAATTATGCAAAATCTTATTTTCCAGATACATATCGTGATTTTAATGAAACATCACCTGGTATGATGTTGTTGGAAATGAATGCTTATGTGGGTGATGTTTTATCATTTTATATAGACCAGCAATATAAAGAAATGATGTTCCCTTTAGCTGAAGAGAGAAGAAACATAATCACTATGGCTAAGATGTTTGGATATAAAGTAAAACCTATTGTACCGGCTTATGTTGATTTAACATTCTCATCGGATGTTAATGCTTCAAGTGGTGATGTATCAAAAGTAGATTACTCACATGCTGGTGTTTTCAATTCTGGTATTGAAATAACTGCTGATTCTAATTCGGAAACTATTTTTACAACATTAGAACCAATTGATTTTAGAATTACAGGTTCTAATGATACTGAAACAATTGCTGCAGTTGATGCTAATGGTTTAGCTACATCTTATACATTATCGAGGACTGTAAAGGCTGTAAGTGCGACTCAAAAAACACTTTCATTTCAAATTGGAGTTCCTGAGAAATTTAAAACCATTACTATACCTGATACAGATGTAATTGATATTATTTCTGTTATTGATACGAATGGAAATAATTGGTATGAAGTTGATTTCTTAGCACAGGATAAAGTTCCAGTTGCAACTCATTATACCGATGATGTTAATAGAGATTCAGCATATGCCGATGACACTGGCTTATCTGTTCCAGAGGCTGTTCCTTTTTCATTATCATATATCAAAACATCAAAAAGATTTACTCGTGAAACAAATCAAGATAACAGCACATCATTACTTTTTGGTAATGGAGTTTTACAAGATGGAAATTTAATTGATGGGAGTTTCATTGATATGGAACAAGTTGGGATTATAGTACCTGGTCAAACAAATGATTTAAATGATTCAATCAATCCATTATTGGGTGATGAGTATTCAACATTAGGTGAAACACCAAACAACACAACTTTGACAGTAACATATCGTGTAGGTGGTGGTATTAATTCAAATGTATCAAGTAATGATTTAACAAATGTACCAACTACATCACCTTCATTAGGAACAGCAACTTTAACAAAAGTTACAAACAACAATCCAGCTCGTGGTGGTAAAGATGAAGAGGATACAATTGAAATAAAAGAAAAAGCCAAAGCATTTTTCTCAACACAAAACAGATGTGTAACAAAAGAAGATTACGAAGCTAGAGTGTTAAACATACCAGCTAAGTTCGGAAATATAGCAAAAGCATATGTGACACGAGAAGCTCCTATTATTCCAGGTAGTACTAATTTAACTGCATTCCAAAATTATTTGAATGCAGTTAGTCCTAATTATAGGAAGGCAATTCAGACACTTAGGGATTTAATGAATTATATTGGTGGTCTTAACTCCAATGATCAATTTTATCAAGATGTACGAGTAAATCCACCACATGATAGAATGTTGACAATTTTTGATTCAATAGCTAGTCTCGTTACGAGTAATTGGTCTGGAACTCCCAATTTCAGTACTATGTTAGAAATTCTACCAGAAACACCAGATATATCTAATTTAACTAGAGAATTAGAATTGGGAACAATAAACATTTATGTATTAGGATATAATAATACAAAACAATTGGTTGGTAATCCAAATACAATAACAACTTTAACGAATGATAATTTACCATTGACTTTAATGTCAAACATAAAAAAATATTTAGAAAACTTTAAATTAATGACGGATGTTGTTACATTGAATGATGGGTATATTGTAAACTTTGGTGTAATGTTTGATGTGATTGCTGAAAAATATGCAAACAAGCAAGAAGTAAAATTAAAATGTATTCAAAAAATAAAAGATTATTTTAATATAAATAAAATGCAATTTAATCAACCAATTTTTAAAAGTCAATTAGAATATGAATTAATGGGTGTTGAAGGTGTTCGTTCAATTGGTCATGTCACCATTACTCAAGATTATGATTATTTCTATCCACAAGATAGTGGTGATGGTGAATCATTAACTTCACCAACATATACTTATTCTTTTACACAAGATACTGGAATTGATACAGATGGAGATGATAATCCTAATTCTGGATACATTGTTGCAAGTGGTGGAACTACAGGTTATGGTTATAAGTATGATTTTGCAACATCTGTTTCAGATGATAAGACAATCATATTACCACCACAATCATCGACACCAACGGTTTTTGAATTAAAGAATCCAAATCAAAATATACAAGGGAGGGTTAGATAATGCATCATTTTATTTTTCCAACAGCAGACACTTGGATATCGAGTGGCTCATCAAATGTAACAGGTGAATCTTTTAAAGACCAAAACTTTGGGAGAGACCAAATACTTGAAGTTAAAAAAGAATTTTTTAATAGTACATTCGACTATCAAACTAGAGCATTAGTTAATTTTAGTGGAACGGATTTTACAGAGTTATCTAAATCAGTTTCGGATGGAACTATAGCTTCAGATGCTAAATATTATTTACGACTTTATGAAGCTGAAGGTAATGCTGAGTTTTCAGATTCACAATATATTTTATCAGCTCAAGCAGTATCGAGATCATGGTCAGAAGGTATCGGTAGGTTTGGAGATAATCCAAAAAATACAAATGGTTGTAGTTGGGAAAATTATGCATTCCCTCGTGGTGGTGGTGCGAGTAATTGGACAGCTACTGGTGGAGATGTGTTAACTGTAAGTGCTTCAGCCCAATCCTTTACAAGTGAATCACCTGATGTTAATATGGATGTAACTGATATGGTGAATATGTGGTTAAAGGGACAATACTCTAATCATGGTATGTTACTGAGATTTAGTGGTAGTCACGAAACAGACTCAATTCGTTTTGGTCATTTAAAATTCTTTTCAAGAAACACTCATACAATTTTTTCACCGAGATTAGAAGTTCGTTGGGATGATCATTTACCTTGTACTGGTTCAAACACAGGTTCATTAAATGAATTAACAATGAGTGGGTTGGCTGATAACTATCTTTATATGAGAGGACTACAAGAAGAATATAAAGTAGGTGAGAGAGTTAAGTTTAGAGTTGGTGCTAGAAAAAGATACATACAAAAAACATTTTCTAATTCTGTACAAACTGTAACTGGTTCATTTATAACTGAAGGTAAAGGATCCTATGCAATTAAAGATGTTGCTACTGATGAGTTTATTGTTCCATTTAGTTCTTATACTTCGATGAGCTGTGATACTGGTGGTATGTATTTTAATCAATGGATGGATGGATTTTATCCTGATAGAGTATATAAGTTTCAATTAAAATTAAAATATACAGATGGTCAGGAACAAGTATTTGATGATGATTTTGAATTTGTAGTGAAAAGGAAATAAATATGACACCAGAAGAAAAATTAGAACAACTATTAGATTTAATAGCTGAAGCATTAATACAAAGTGACATACCTGAACTTAAAAACAGAGTAAATGACTCTCAAAAGTTTATTAGAGATGGGATAATTCAACAAGGTGCTGGTAAAGGTCGTTTGGCACTTTATCAAAAAGATATTAAAGCAAATCAAGAAGATTTAAATTTATCTATAACAATAAATCCTAATACAGATGAAGAAGAAACACTACCTGAATTGCAACACTTGGCAAATATAGTTGATTTCGGTTTACTAAATATATCATCTTCTTTGGGTGTTGATGACACTGTAAGTGTTTATATGGTTGGTGGAGGACTTGCTGGTGGTGGACAAGATATTACAAGTTTAGTCATCGGTGAAGGTAATCCTTTAAATGTTAGTCAATTTGTTCCATTGGAACAAAAGCAATCCATTGTGGATGTTGAAAGGGCTGAAGAATATTTAGATACAAATATTTTTGAATTACTTCCAAGTGGTGATACTCGACAATCAAGAATTATTAGATTCTTTCAAGAATTAAATGCTTTACTTCCACCAGATACTCCTCAATTTGATTTAGATGGTATACCTGGTGTTGATAGATTACCAGATGGAACTTGGAGTGGTTCTGTTGAATATAGTAAAGATAATAGTATTTCATATGCTCAAGAAAACTCAGATGGAAACATTGATGAAGAAGAAGCATTTATTCATAGATTAAAAAATACAGCTAATAGTATAAATTCATCAAGAACCATCGAAGATATTTATAATACAATACTTCCTTATTTAACAGATATTATGCCTGATGATAATCAACCAGAAGACGAAAGAGTAGAATATAAAAATCAATCAAGTGGATATTTAAAATTTAGAAATCCAAATCAAGGTATCATAATTCGTAACACAAATGAAGATTTTATTCAAGGATTAGACCCAAGTAATCCAACTTGGTTAAGGGATGTAGATGGTGGTTATGGAACTGGGTTTACTATAACTATGTGGGTTAGATTTTTAGATAAAGTATCTGAGGGTACTTTGTTTAATTATGGAAATCCAAATAGATTACAAGACCCATTTGGGTTTAGATTAGAAACATTTGTGATTGATAATGAAGAAAATAAATTAATTGAAGATAATGTAGATAGTGGGTATTCTTCTGTAATTGGAGAAGATAATCCAAATGGTGCTTTGTTTCAAAATACCGATACTGAAAGATTTGTTAGATTAATGGTATATGATGATTCATTTGGAAAAGTAAGAGACTCACATACTGCTAACCCACATTTAAGTAAAAGACCATTTTTACCAAATTTAAACAATCCATCTCGACCAGATGGTAGTCATAACCAATTTGATAAATTAGCATTATTTAACTATATGAAAATACCACAAGATTTTAATGAGTGGTATTTTATATGTGCTTCCTTTAATCCTTCTATTGATGAGGATAGTGATTTTGATTTACCATCACAACCAGCTGCTGAAAATCCTATAAAAATGCACAACTTTTGGATGAATCATGTTTTATCTGATGGTCAAACATATACCGATTTTTCAGGAGTAGGAAATCAATGTAAAGTAGAAATCATTTCAAGAACAGACTTACTACGAGCTCGTGGTTTTAAGGTGTAGTTAAATGCCTCATAACGATAATCATAATCCCTTTTCAATTGATAAATTAGACAAGATCGGTACAGATACAGGTCCGAATACAGTATATACAACAAATCTTACCTTGAGAGCAGAAGAAGCTGCAGGTAGTGAGGGTTTTTGGGCAACTGGTGATGGAGCTGACATACACACATTTTTAAGATTAAAATTTGGATTTGCAAAATTTAATCTTTCACTTGAAAAATATTATGATTATATAGAGTTCGAATCTGATTTTGATGACTTAGAAATTAATGATAATAATAAAATTACTTTTGGAGTTCAAGTTGGATCTAATGTTACTGACTTGGGGTATACTGAAGGATCTCATGCGACAAGACCTATCCAAATCCCAACTGTTACAGAGATAATGACATATTATAATCATGATGAATCAGAAACAGAGGGTTATTCGTTAGTGCAGTGTGAAATTCTTGATATTTATTGTCAGGGAAATTTTAATGAAGCTAGAGTAAAGTGGACATTTCCAAGCTCTCCAGGTAGCAGTTATCCTAGCTCAGGTGCAGTGGAAGGTTCATCGGGTGGTTACAAAGAACGATACCATTGGATTAACTGGCCAAATGGGTATCGAAATCGTGAAAATTTACCAATTACTGCTGGCCAGCATATTTCTACAAATAGTGCTACCAATCAGAATTTCCTCCGTGAGTTTAATACATCAAACTTGTATGTAGAAGAAGTTGAACTTTTAGATGATGAAACATTAGAAGGTGAACTTCTCCACTCATCAACTTTGATACCAAGAATTGGTATGGGTGTAGGTGACTTATCCTCTTGGGGTTTAGGTTTAAATAACATAGATGATGATAATAAATTAATGGTACATGTAAATCAAGATAAAGACTGGCCGATGTCTTGGTTAGGACAACAATGGTTAAATTCTGATTTCTTTGATAATCACCCGGATGTTGTATCAATAGTAGAATACCCATGGTATGTTTATCCATTTAATAATTGGTATTTAAAATTATCTTCAGAACAAGTAGATGATGAGTGGGTAAAAATTAAGAGTGTAGAAACAAAAACTATTAATATGTTTGATCTTGCGGATAATCCAACTTATAGTGTTGGAGATTATTTTTATACAGAACTACATTTTGATAGAGCACAATTTGGAACGGATGTTGTTAATTGGGATGGTATTGTTGTAGATGGGGGAACTGTTAATGTAGAAATTTGGGATTTACCTACTACTGATGCAGGTAATAATATACCTTTTAATACTACTGATGAAGGTATTTCAGTAGGTTTTGGTGTGCCAGGAGTTGCAGTTGAACAAACACTTAGAAATGCAATTGATGGGTATAGTGGTATTTATATGGAAAATGGAATGACTTTCATTAATAATAAAGAGTTGTATTTAAATAACAATAATCAAGATAAAAGAGTTCCACTTGGAATGTTTTTCTTCAATGAAGATAATACAAATACTTTAAATTTGCCAATTAAATTTTCGGAAGAAAAATTTAATCAAATAAGTAATATTAATTTAATTCAAAATGGAGATGCTAAAAGAATTGACAAAAAATATACTAGTAATGGTGGTGAAAATACAATTGCTTTTAAGCCTGATGGTGGATGGCACTTTCTACCTTTACAGGGTGTAGCTTTTGAAATTCGTGATTGGGGTGATGACGGTAATCAAAATTATATTTGGAAAATTAATTCGGATGATACTCTCTATACAGAGAGGGAGGAACTTAGTCAATATTTTGAACAATCTGGAAATTTTATTGGTATGAATGCGCAGAAACAATATGGTTATGGTGGATATTATCCATATGCTCGTTTATATACAAATATGGCCGTAAAGTATTTTAATAAACTTTCAAATTCATCTGATCTCAGGGATGTATTTTTTGACGCTTATAAATTCACTTCTGGAATGGCAACAAGTGGTGGTTCAAATCAGAGCGCTCCTGAGATTGCAACTTGGGTAGATTTTTCTACAGCTGACGAAGATTTAGCTTATTCAAATAAAAAGTGTTTAGTTTTAAGTGGGTTAAGCGAATATTCATCTCAAAGTACTTTGGCTAAATACTGGAATCTTTTTAAATCTTTAGATCCAAACTCTGATGATGCTCTTTTACCATGGATACTTCCAGACGGAAACCCTGATAATGATCCACTTTTTATTGAAGAAAATAAATACAGAGTATTGAATCAAACTCAAAAAATTTATGATGCAACTGATGGGACACTTCATCCTTATAGTGCATTAAAAGTAAAATTTAAAATGAAAACTACAAGAAAGAATGATGATGATAATAGTTATCCACCTGTTGAAGTAGGTATACTTAGCTGTGATATATGGGATTCGGGTAGCCCTATGGCCACACCGGTAAGAGACAAGTATGCAGAATCTAGGGGTAGTTTTAATTCATACACATATCCAAATACAAGTTATGTTAATCAAAAAAATTATGATTTTGGAGGAATGAATAGAGTTGAAAATACTGAAATGGGTGTATGGCAAGATTTTGAATTTGATTTTACATTAACTGATAGGCATATAACTATGGGACAAGTTAAGACTCTTAATTTCTTTGTACAATCAAGTGGACCTATTTTCACAGGACAAGTTATGTTAGATGATTTTGAAGTATATGAATCATATGATTTTTATCCAGATTGTGATGTTAGAATGAAAAAAGGAGCTAATGAATATGGGGTAGGGGATTTAACAAAATACTATGATCCAACAATACCTAATCAACTTGAAGCTTACAATGATACAGTTGCTCCAATGGAAACTCAGTTTTATTTTTATCCAAGATATCCATCAAATCAAATATTGGGTGTTGATAGAACTATTCAATACGAAGCATTTAAAAGGGGTTTGTTTTACATTTATGATATAGATTGGGGAGATGGTTCTTCAAAAGAATTTACAACTGAACCTGAAAAAATTGATGAGGAAAAAGCTCTTTACCATACATATAAAGAAAGTGGTGTTTATGAAATAACAGGATATATGTTAAGATTGAAAGAAGATAAAGATGGAAATCAGATTGGATTAATTAACAATAAAAAATTTAAATTAAGAATAAATATTAATGAAGGTTTGGATGAAGATTTTACCTTCCTATCTTCGGATGGGTTTTCATTCATCCCCTACAAAAATACTTTACCAATAGTTGGGGGACACTCTAAGCAAAGTAGTTATTATAAAACCATAAAAAGAATGTTAGGTTTTTTAGAAGATAACACTCGTACAAATATTAAATATAAAAATATTAGCACTAAACTAAAATTAGAAAGAGCTTTGTTAAAAATGGATGAAAGTTATAAACCACTTTTAGATTCAAATTCTATGGGGGGAATTTTACCATATTTTAATAGTTACAATAATGTTTTATTAACTGAGGGAGACTTATCTGCGATTGTGGACAAAGAAAATTATTATATAAATAGTTTAGGTTTAGTATCAGGAATATTGGATATTCGAAATGATACAGTTCAATTTTCATATTACACTGGTGAAGAGCAGGGTGAATGGTGGAAGTTTGAACTAACACAGCAATCAGCTCAAGCTTTTGAATATTTAACTGGTACTGATGGTGAAGATCAGAGGCAGGGGTGGTTATCAGAGTTAAATTCAAATTTTACAGATGAGTATAAGGCAGTACATATAATTGATGCAGGAAGTACTAATGTAGATACGGGTTGGTCATCTGGATATTTCGGTGGTGTTTACCAAACAGAACGAAGTAACAATACCTATACTAAAGGCCTTTACAAACAATTTGATGGAACATCATATACTTTATATGTTGCTCCAGCAGGTTTCCAATCATCTCAAAATTTTCCAGATGTTACAGTTGAAGTTGATAATTCAGCTGAACCAAAACTCTACTTTACTCCATACTTTGAATCTGAAGAACTTTCTGAAGATAACAACGAGGAGCCGCCTGATTTCGTTAATCATGATGTTTTTAATGATGATTCAAACATTCACGGTATGTCACTTGCAAGTTTTAATGTATTATCTGATGATGCCCAAGCGGAATATATGGACAAGTTAGGAACACTACCATTTCCAAGATATTTTCAAGAATTTGATTTTTTTGGAAATAGTGGAATCACTCAAGATGGCTCATCATATGCATGGGACGATTTGTTTGCAAACATACCAAGATGGGAAGAATTGGGTAGATTTGATATATCTTTTTATTTAACAATTATGGAATCATTTCAATCTATGGTAGATGATATTACAAATGAACAATTAATTGACTTGGTTTATGAGTGGGCTAATAGTGAATATAATAATTTACCGCAGAACTGGTTATACAATGCATTAAATAATGAATTTCCACCTAATAATTTATTTACTTCTTCAGAAGTTCCTGTAAATAATGGTTTGAATCCTTTACTTGGTGAATTAGGAAATTCTTTAAATACTGTAGATTTAACAAGTGTAAAGTATTACAATAAGCCTAAGTCTATTTTTGAATTAATTGGATTTCAATCTTATGATTTTAACCAAGTTGGAAATCCTAATAATGAAAGATATTGGAAAAATATTATACCAGAGGATTATGATATATTAGATAGGGAAGGTCTTCCCTTGCAAGAAGGTGAGGGAAGTATAGATACTTATTCACAACAAGATTGGATGGGTGGTTACTATTATCCTGTATTACCAAGATATGGGAGTGATGGTAAATTTATTGAAGGGGATTTCCCGAATAATAAAATACCATTTCCAGTGCAAGGTAATATAACTAATGAACAGGAAACTAAAGATAATTTACTAATAAATATAACAAGTGAAGTTGTTGAAAATAATGTGTTTAATGATTTAAGTGGCAATGGAAATTTAGGATTTTCAATATCAGATTATAAACCATCTTTTGATAATAAAACTTTAAAGCCAACAAAAAGAAAAACATTTCAAAGAACTAAAAAATCAAAATCGAATGGGGCATTCTAATGGCTAATTTATTAGGAACAACAACTACCAATGAAAATATGCAGACCCAAGAAATCAATAACCATTGGAGGTTTGATGATGCTGAAACTGAACAATTTATGTATCATAAGACTATTCCAAACAGTTCTCTTAATATATTTACTGATTATTCGTCACTAAACCCAACTACTACTACAGCTACAGGATATTATATGATAATTGATAGTGAGGTAATTGAGATAACAAATGTTGCACCACATCCGAACGCACCAGATTTATATCAGATTTTTACTACAAATAGAGGAGTATTGGGTTCAACATCTGTTGGTCATGGGGTGGATGAACAAGTACAAATTTGGGATGGTGTACCTGATGGGTATAGTTCATATGAAGAACCTTCAGAGACTGAATCTCAGGAGAGTCCTCAGGAAGGTACTACGATTAAAGCTTTAATATTAGATCAACCTAAACTTGGTGATGTGAGTCATTATAATTTTAAAGAAAGTGAAACAGATTTTAGTTATGTAAATTCTATTGGTTTACCAGAAAATATTGATAAGTTTGATAATAAAGATTTACATACAACATCAATGGGTTCGGAAATAAATGAAGTTATACTTCAATCTAATATGAAATTTTCAGGTTCTTCTTATATTAGAATTGATAATATAAGAATTGATAATGCTGGTGTAAATTACAAAACAAAAAACATTCGTATTAAAGCTTTTATATTTTCAGAACAAGCCTTTCTTAATGATGCTAATAATAATGGCTATACTCTACCATTAGATTCTGATTTTTATAAACTTCATAATGTGTTAAATGGCAGTGGTGATAAGTTTTGTTTTTACAATAAAGCTTTTAGTAGAAAGAGTGATAAACAGGGATTAGGAAATATAAGTGATATGGAAGGTGTAAACATTGTCTCCAATCTAGCAGCTGATGCTAGTAGTGATATTGAAGTGGGGGATTTTCCTGGTAATGATAGTTTTAATACTGGGACAGGAGATACCGACACATTTGCTGTAACTGATAATTCGCAGGAGATTGTAGAAATTATTGATAATTTACAAGAAAATCCATTGTATGTAGCAGTATGGATGCGTGGTAATGCAAGAAGGTGGTGGGGAACGGATAAAAGAAAAAAAAGATTCCAAGTTTATAAAATTAACAATTTAGATTTGTTTCTGGATGGAACAGCTGGAAAAGTAACTACATTAAATTGGGACGGAGGTGCAGCTGACAATACTAAAACTGGAGCAGGAGGTGGTGCAGGAGTTGAAGCAGCCGCTTTTAAAATAACACAATTTAAAATGACTATCAATACATTGTCAGGGGAATCTAATGATAATCTTAGTCAGGCACTGGTAGATGAATGGGTTGGCGATGTTTTACCACCTTTAGATTTTTATCCAACTGATATTAATAAGAATTTATTTTTACAAATTTCACCATTTCAACAATTAAATAATTCTGACGATGATGGATATGATTATTCTCAATTTGTATTTCCAGAATATTTTCCATTTACAACTTTTGGTATTATAGGATCTGATGGTGGGATGGATTCAGAATATTCTGATTTACAAAGTTATTATCCATTCCAATCACGACAATCTTTTAGGGCATCAGCTCCAGCAACAATTACATTTAATATAGAATATAGAGATCCAGAAAATATTGAAGATTTATATAGTCAAGATGATTTTATTCATTTTGTTATTGATTGGGACGATAAAGATGATGAAATAAAAACAATAGATGATTTTTTAAATGAACGGCCTGAGAATATGCTAGATTTACAGGAATTACAAAGTCAAGGTTTATATACTACAGATGTTTCTAAAATGAGACATACTTATTTAAAACCTGGTATTAAAACAATAAAATTAATTACAATTAGTTATGATGATTCTAAAAATGCATTAGGAAGATGGAAACTTGTTACTTCAAGATTTTTTTTAGATATACCCATTTCTGAATATCCTGATTTTGGTGAAGTTGGTGGTGATGATTATAAAACAATACCATGGCCATTTACAACAGTAATTATTGGTGGTATTGATGAAAATTCAAAATATAAAACAAGTATTAGGAATACACTAGCTAGTGGTAAAATTGGTTCTACGGATATTATTGATGAGAAGTTCTTAACTTATGCTGATGAAAACGATGAATTAGGAAAATCAATTGAAAATTTAGATTTAGAACAGTTAAGATATTTTAATCAAAGTTATAATATGAATAACTTGTTAAAAATAGAACCTATGATTGTTGGGGAGCAGCAATATGAAGATGATTATATTTCAAATGTAAATCTGTTTCACAATCCTATGGCTGATGATTCTGATTTTTCAGACTTTTATGGTGAAGATTATGCTACATCACAAGAGTGGTTATCATCATTACAATTTCCTAAATATAGAGAAGAACTCGACCAATCCGATGGTGGAGAGGGTGATGGTGGTTTTAGTATTGAAGATGTAATTTATTGGAGTGGTAAAAACAGACCTGATATATCTTTATTAATAAATCACATTTTAAATCCTTCACCTACAACTGAAGCTGCAATTAGTGAATACATATATCCTGATTATGTTAATTCTTGGATTACTACAGATGATATACCAAGTGCTATTATTCCAATGGGTATAAACTATTTTAGACCATATAATTATACGATAGATTCTCCAAATGATATTGAAGATCCATCATTTTTTAATATTAATCATAATAACTATAATATTTCAGAAGTGTGGTATGGTCAAAAAGCAGGTGCGGTTGGTGGTGATGTAGATAGAATAGGAACAGATTTATATGAACAAAAAAAATATGATGATGATTCGCAGGGTATTCGTATACGACACACTGCTACTAATGTTGTTGAAGATGAGTGGACATTCTTTAAATATCAGAGAAAAGATTTAAATGTAAATTTAAAACCAAAAAGTCAAGGTGGTACTCATTATATATTTAAGTGTGAAATAAAATTCAATGAATATTCAGTAAATGCTCCAAGATTCTACACATTTAGACCAGCTAATCGAGATAATGATTACGGAACACCATTTTACAATAATGGTGAATATGATAATGATTATATCAGATTTTATCGTGGAGATGATGGTGTTTATTCAAATTCGAGTTTAACTAATAAAATTGCTGATTATGGTCAATGGATATATATTCAAAAAGAGCGTAGATTAATTTCAGACTATTCTTCTTATAGAAGTGGTGGTGAATTAGAATCTGTTGATGGTTTTCCAAATATGGAATTTTTAACAGATAATTGGTTTGATGCATTTGATACATTTATCCAAGATGCAAATACAGATCCTGAATTTTTAAGTACTTTACCATATCCAAGATATTGGGAGGAGTTTAATATTAGTGGTGGTGGTTTTACACAAACAGATTTAGAACAATGGATTGGTGTTGGTAGACCAGATATTGCTGTACTTATTTATTATTTAGCTAGTAATTCAACAGAAGCTGAAGGTTTAGATTATTATGAATACATGTATCCAGAATATATACAAAACTTTATAGCTAACGCGGTGGAACATGGTTTTGGATATGAATTTCTATCTGACGATAGTTTAATTATTCCACTTGCAGAAGATTTTAATGATACACCACAATCATCTTTACACTTTCATAATATTTCAGGTTATCCAGAAGCTGTAGTGGATTTGGAAATTCGTAATCCAATTATGATGGAAAGTAGTATTTTTAATCAAATAACTGATACATCTATATTAAATGAAGATAAATTTTATTGGAATGGAGAAACAAATAAATTTCCAGAGGAAACTTCTGTCGGACAGATATTTATAAATGACAACATAGATTTAGATTTAAAACAAAGTTGTAAATTAGAAATAAACACGGGTGAGTTAACTGATAAACAAATTTATGATTCAAGTGGTAATTCAAACTCAGGATTGTTAATTGGTGATTATAAAGTTAAAAAGAATAGAAAAGGTCAACCTATGAGAAGAGATTCATATATTAAAGTTCCTAAAAAAACAAATAATAGTAATGGAGCATTGTAATGCCAGATTTTGAATTTGAATTTAATCAACAAGATAGAGATATAATTTTAAGTCAAGATGTTGGAACATTTGGTAATTCTGGTGATTACATTCGTTTAACCATTTATCCAACTGAAGCGATTAGTAATGTTGTTGATTTACCTGATGATACAAAGGGTATTGATGGTAAAGCTGTATTCTTTTCTACTCTCAACGAATCACTTAAAATTAATGTATCACCATTTACTGATGATGAGCGATATTTTGAATATTTTATCGGTGGTGCAGATAATAATTTTAAAATATATCAAAATGGTGATGATGTATATATTAAACCAAATGAAATATTTAATGATTTTGAATTACCTCAAGGTAATTATAGAATACAAATTGATTTTTTAAATCAACTTAATCCTCCAATTGCAGGTTCAACGGGTGATGATGACAATCAAGTAGAAGATGATGCTGAAGTAGCTCAGAAACCATATCAATTTATTTTAAGGCAGATATCAACTTCAAGGAAAGAGGTTCGTCTTAAATTATTAGATAAAAATATTGAAAACAATTCATTAGAAATTTTTGATATAACAAATGAATTTAATAATTTTGAATCTGAATTTATAGATGATGGTGATGGTAATCAAATACCAAATCCAAATTATAAATATCAATTCAAACATGTATTAAATATTGGAACTGGTGACCACATTCCAATTATGAATTATCAATTTGATAAAATTACAGGTGGAAGTGATAATCAATCTATAATCTTAAAACTATATCAATCATTACCAACTAATATTGCAAATCTATCAATGGTTACAATTGAGAAAGAAGTTTTAACAACACAAATTCAATCAACATTTTATTTTTCTGATGTACCTGCTGTATTTTTTGGTGATGGTTTACAAACTGATTATAGTTATAATTTATTAAATCCCAACGATGATGACTTTGGATATCAGAGTATAGATGAATTGGCTTATTCAGCTTCTATTGGTGAAGTTGAAACCGATACTATAATATCATCAAGTCAATATGGTTATCCAAATTTAAATACAGACTTTAATGAATTTGAAAATCATACATTCTTTGGTTCTGCTAAAAAGAAATTAGAAAATTTTAAAACAAAAGTTACAACTATACAAGGATATTATTCTGAAATCTCAGGTACATTGAATGTTTCAAGTTCAATTGGGGGTGATTCAACTTTTATTATACAAAAAAGAAAAGATTTATTTAATAAAATAAACGAGGAATTTAAAAACTTTACACCATATGAGAGATTTTTATATTATGATGGTCAAAGTGAATCAACATCATCATCACCAAGTTTAGTAAATTATGCAGAGCCAACACCTGTACAATTAGGTGGTAATTCGGTTGAGGGTATTGAGTTAAATCAACACAATGGATTTAATGTTGTATATAAACATACATCAGAAAAAGTATCTGGTACTCACAATAAATATATAGATTTATTTACAGATAAATATTCTGTAGAGAATAAACCATTTTTTAATTACAGTAGTTCAATTTATTTATCATTTTTAATGCAAGGTGATAGTGGTAGTTCATTGACTTGGCAAGATTTTAATGTACAAAACAATCCTCCACTACCTAGTGATACTTTATACCAAAACAATGTTTTAAATCCTGATATGACAGGAAGTGCATATCAAAGATATATATTTCAGGCCTCTATGTCTTACTTTGTACCAAACACAACAAACAATGATTTAGCTGATTTAAGTGTTGCTGCTGGTGATTTTAATGCTGGTTCTTCAAAAATTACAATTTTAAGTGGTAGTATTAAAACAGGTTCAAGTCGAATAAAAGATTCAACTAATTTATATCCAATGAATGTTGTAACTCAAAGTGGTGTTCCATTCAAGGGTTCGGTACTGCCGAGTGGTGAATTATTTAGGATTTATAATCAAAACACTTTATCATCAAGTTTAAGTGGTAGTTGGAATGTAGATTCCCAAACCTCAGGTGCTTCTGTTACAAACGCGATGTTAACTGACTTTAGTGGTAGAGGAAATACTGGTTCAATTGATGAAGGAACACCAAAAATATCAGATGGTGTTACTGTACATGGTAGACAATATGGAAAATCAATGTTGTTTTTAAGTGAGTCAAATGATTCCATAAGATATTTTTCCGATGATGATTTTAACTTTAATAGAGATGATAATTTTTCATTATCCATATGGGTAAAAAGATTTCATCCAAATACAGGTTCAGCTGACCCAACAAAACCTTCAAGTGCAAATACACAGGCTATTTTTACAAGGGGGCAGACGGGTAACTCTTATGGTATTGATTATGACTTTACTAATAACTTAGTTAGGGGTGGTGTAAGGGGTACAGGTGCACAAGAACAGATTACAACTACTGCGACAGATGATTTATTAAATTGGAATCATATTGCTTTTACATTTGAAAGTGGTTCAGCTACTGGTATGAAACTTTATCTTAATGGTAAACTAAAAGGTACTCATACAACAACTGGAGCTGGTTATTCGATAACTGGTTCAAGTCATTTTTCGGCATCGGTTCATAATATATCTGGTTCAGGTGATGCGTTAAGTATAGCTGGTAATGACATAATAGGTGGTACAAATGGTCACTTTAATGGATTTTTACAATACCCAAGAGTTTATGGTAGAACTATAACACCATCTGAAGTTAATCAATTATATTTAAAACCAGATGGTAATACTGAAACAAAAATTACAGATGTAAAAGTAACATTAAAAGACCCAACTAAAGCTTATCCATTTGATAATATGTTTAAAACAACTTCAACTGAATGGACTGATTGGTACAATGGAATGATTACTTCAGCTTCAGCTTTTGATACTGATAACATACATTCATTTGAAAACAATTTACCTCTTTATATTCAAGATAGTTCTGATTATGGTGAAATGAAAGATTTTTTAAATTTACAAGGTGAACAATATGATTTAATTAGAAACCATATTGATTCGATGGGAACATTACATAAAAGGGGATATACTGAAAAGGATTCAGCTCCTAATAATACTTTACCAATGTTATTATCTAATATGGGTTGGGAGGCTATAAATCCATTTAGTGGTAGTTTAACCGATACATTAGGAAGTTATTTAAGTGGTATAACATCAATCGATGATATAAAAAATAATACTTGGAGAAAAACTCTAAACAATTTATTATACATTTATAAATCAAAAGGAACAAAAAATTCAGTTAGGGCATTGTTGAACACATATGGTTATCCACCTGATGTATTGGAGTTTGAGGAATTTGGTGGCGCTACTTCAGAGGGAAATCAAGATCAAATAGTTGATGATACGCCACCTGAAATATACAGTGTAACATCACCTCGTATAGATTTAGATTTAGATTTACATTCTGGAAGTTTTTCATTTGAAACTTCTCAACAAAAAATGTATAGATATTTATTTAACGGAAAACGAGATAGGATTTTAAATCTTGATTGGTGGATGGATAATGCAAATATAAATACATTTGAGTTTGTATATAAACATACTCAAACAACTCAGGCTCAAACAATTTTAAAATCAAGTGGTAGTGGTACAGAAACACTTTGGGATTTAAGACTAATACCAAGTTCTACTGGGGATAGTTCATCATTTCAATTTAGATTAAATAATTCCCAAGTTGCAGATACAGCTATTGGTTCTAGAGGATTTTCAATGTCTTCGGCCTTTTTTAAAATGACTGATGGTGAATTGTATAATGTAATGATACAGAGAATGACTGGTTCATCGGGTGGTCCGGGAACTATTCAATATAAACTACATGCTGCTTTTCAAAACGAACGCCAAATAGAAAAATATAGTATGGTTTCTATGTCTATAAGTGGTGCGATGGCTGGTGGTACTACTTTAGGTGGTAAAGGATTCTTTGCTAATCAAAATTGGCAATCAAGTGGTTCAAGGGGTCCAACAACTTCTTCTAATTTATTTGTAGGGGAAGTTCTTAGTGGTTCTTTAGCTGAAATAAGAGGTTGGTCTACTGCATTAAGTACATCTAAATTTAGACAGCATGTATTAAATAAGTTTTCTATTGTTGGTAATTCAATATCTTCTCATTGTAGTGATTTAACTTATCATTTTAAACTAAATGAAAATTATTCAAGCGCTTCAATTTCATCATCATCTCAAACTTTAAAAATTATTGATTCAGCTCATGAAGTTGGAGACTATTCTATTACAAAACCTTCGTCATTTTTTAGTGGTTCATTTATTTATGGTTTTGATAATATTACTACTGTCGGAATACATTCAATAGAGAATAGAGATTATATAAATGATAATACAATTATAATAAATCCAAAAACAAATATTGTTGGTGATTTAAGTTACAATCATTCAGCTACTGATTTATTAACAGGAGCAAACCACAAAAAACCACAATTTAGAACATCACCTAAATTGGAAATATATCGTTCTGCACAATCATTTCTTGATAAATATATTTTAGAAAAATTAGGTAGTTTTAATTTAGAAAAAAAATATGGTAGTCCAACAAATTATTATTCGGAATCATATCATGAACTCATTACATTTAAAAATAAATTTTTTGATTGTTATCCAATAGAAATTAATGTAAATACATTTATCAGAGCTCATGAAGATATGTTTAACGATTCAATATCTGATGGACTAAAATCATTAGTTCCAGCTCGTTCAACATTCGATGGTGGTGCAACTGGGGTGGAAATTAAACCTACGATATTAGAGAAACAAAAATATAGAAATAGAAAAAATAGTCTTGAAACAAATCCAAATACAGCTACTGGTAGTCATTCAGTTAATATAAATTTATCTGAAACAATTTATGATTCGGTAAAAGAGGGAACAGCACAAGGAGCTCCAACGACTAGTGGTTCATCAATTATTTTACCATATTCACAATCAATTAGTTTAGGTAACAATTATCAAACTTCAAGTATGGGAGGTGATGTTAATTATAGGGATAATCAGTATATAACTCCTAATTTTTTACAACCAGATGGTTATGTTACCACGATTATAAATCCATATAGCGCTTCAATATCACCATTACCAACTTATGATGGTACGGGTATTGAAACATCAAAAGACGGGACAATTAATTATTCTTCAGATGCAAATAAATCATATGTAGATGTTCATAAAAATTGGGGAACAAGTTCAACAGATGTTCATCATATTAATTTTGCTGCTGGAACTGGTTCATATGGAAATTATAATACTTATGCTATAGATACAAGATTTCATTTTTATGCTGTAGGTGACAGTGAATACTATTCATCTTCACTTGATTCTGGTGGTGCTTCTGATTTTTCAGATTCTAATAGATTTTTTAATAGGTTATTAATAGATAATGATTTTCATATTGATTCAACATATGAATCATTTATTAATACTGGTTCAGGTGAACAATCAGGAAGAATGATGGGTAAAACAAGATATTTTTCTTCATCAATAGCAGCAGATGGAACAACAACAGATTTTTATCCAAGAAATCATGTAACTAAATTTAATAATCCTTTTACACATACAATGTATAATGGTTCAAGAAATACTGATCCAGGTTTATTAAATGTTAGATATGAAGATTATTCAACATCATCATTTTATAGAGTTACTGTAACTGGTGGTGAAAATCAAGTTTATGTTAGGAGTGGTAATCCAACAAAGGATCCAGCTGATGATAGGATTATCTATTAATTAAAAAATAGTGTATTTTTTCATTTTATTTATATTTATATATGAATTAAAGTATTTCTACAATAGGAGAAAACAATGGGATATTTAGACAATTCATCAATTACGGTTGATGCAGTATTGACAAAAAAAGGAAGAGAAATTTTAAAGGATGGTGGAGATTTAAGAATTTCCTCATTCACACTTTCAGATACAGGTGTAGATTATACACTTTGGAATGCAGATCATGTAAGTGGTTCGACACATTATGGTGAGGCAATTGAAAACTTACCAATGTTAGAAGCTAATGTTCACGCTGAATATAATCTACGAAATAGATTAATAAGTTTAAATCAAAAAACAATAGCTGTTCCTGCTGTGGTGTTGGGTGGTATGGATACATCAGGTGGAACACTTTTAACATTTAATGAAGGTGACGAAAATAAAGGTAAAATTAATGTTGAATTAGTTGGATTTACAAGTACAGGTTTGACTAATCTAACATATCAATATTATTTCGTGATTCAAGACCCATCAGTTATTTCAACAAATGCAGCAAATATGGGTGGATTAAGTGGAACAAGTAGAATGTTTTTACAAGAGCAAGATATCCCACATGCTCAACAATATGGATTTAATGGTAACACATTTCAAATAAACCCACTTCAACAAGATTCAACTGGTAGACAAACAAATATTTATGTAGTACATGTTGAAACTGGTGCTTATCATTCATTTACTGTAACGAATAATATTACTAAAAACCAAAGAGCAATACTGTCAACAGTTCGTTCATCATAAATTAGGAGATAAATAAATGGCTATAGCTGGAGGAAACATAAAATTAGATTCAACGGAAGGAATGGATAAAATCACCGCAACGGAAAAGGTGACAAGTCCTTATTTTTCAGATGGATCAACGACTCTCTCATCAGGCAGTATGAGGTCATCATCTTTAACAGATACTAATGAAAAATATTTTTTTGGTATTTCCAAAAGTACAACATTAACAACGGAAGAGTTCAATGTTACATTTGGTAGTACAAATGGATATGGTGCTAGTGTTGAAACAGGTACTAAATCAGAAACAGAGGCTATCTATAAACAATATGCTGGATTACTTTTGGCTCCTACAGAAGTAACTGGTGGGTTTAATATTTCAAATCAAGGTTTAGCTGGACAAAGAGCATTGGCTACAAGAGATACAGAAATATTTGTTATGAGCGCAAGGCGTTCTAATATGAAAGATAGAATCAATAAAGGAACTTGGACAATTGAATTTAGTGGTTCAAGTATACCAAATAGTGGTAGTAAATTAAAATTAACTGATGATAGTAAAACCATAAAAGCAACAGCTACACCAGCTGGTGATAGATATAATATTGTAAGTGGTACTGCTGGAACTGTCGCAAGTGCTTCTACTCAAAGAACATTTGGTCACTTTTATCCTGATATGGGAGTTATGGTATTTAGTGCAGCTGAATTATCTGCTTCACTGCCTGGCAAGAACGACCAAAGTTTAACAGTATTTAATTCAGGTTCTCAAATGGGATTTCATTTTAGAAAAACAACAAATCAAGATTCAAAACCAGCTCTTAGACTTGTAAATTCTTTAATGAAAGGTTCAATGACATTCAGAGATGAAGAAGATCAAGTAAGTGCTCAATATTTTTGTAGAGTTAAAAGTGGACAAATGAACTTCTCAAATAATCCAACATTTATAAGTGGTAGTAAAAATGAATTAAGACATACTACAATGAAAGATAATCCAACAACATTTATATCATCAGTTCAATTATATAATAATGCTGGAGAGATGGTTGCTGTTGGTAATTTATCAACACCATTAAAGAAAAACTTTAGTTCAGAAGCTACAATCAAAGTTAAACTAAACTATTAAGATGGGTTGCTATGTATGTATTCGGAGAGATTGATAAATCATCAACTATAATTGAAAGTAATATTGTAAATTATACTCAAAACCTTACAACTGCTTCCAATGGTATCCAATCAGTAAAAGTACTTTCAGGTTCAACTAATAATAATTATTGGAGTTCTTTAAATACATTATTTTATTCAAGTGGATCACCTGTTTATGGAAACGAACTTAAATTTACTGCACCAACGGCTAACTTTTCTTTAAATCCGACACGGGGAACTCAATACTTAACAAAATATCATGGTTATACAACCAGCTCTGTAGTTACAATACCATCTCAATATTATGGTGAAAAAATAAAAGAAGGAAGTTTTCAATTTACAGATTTAACTAAATCAGATAAAACAGGAACAATAAATCCAATAATTAAAGATGATGGTAAGGGTAATTTGTATTCAACAAATGCATATCATTCACAAAGTAATACAGCAGCTTCATCATCTGATAATTATGTAGGAAATATATTTTATGATAAAGGTCTGGTTGTAATTACTGAAACAGGTTCGTGGAGTGGTAGCGTAGATTACTCTGATTTAGCTGAGGCTAATTATAAATTAAAATTTGATTCTTCTAATACAATTACAACTCATGAATATAGTGTTACATTGTTACCTAATGAATATAATTTAACTACAAATTATTCTATTAGAAATGTTTTAACTACAAATTCAGAACCATTAACATTATCAACATCAACTTTAGCTAGGGAATTTACAGGAAGCGCCTTTCAACCATACATTACAACAATAAATTTATATCAACAAGGTGATTATGATACACCTGTGATTCAAGCTACTTTACCAAGACCAATAAGGAAGAGTGATAAAATAAATACAAGGTTTAAAATAAAATTAGATATTTAATAATATGAGTGTAATTAAAGGTCCATTAAAAATAAGTTCAGGTGGTAAATTTAAAATTTCAAGTGGTAAACTTGCTGTAGAACCAGCTGGATTAACAATTTCAGTAGAAATACTACAAAATCTACCTGCAGGATTTTATCAAGGTCTTGAGTGTAAATATGCAATAGGTTTAGGTACAAATGTTACATATGATGCTAATTATTTAGCTAGAGTTGATGGAACAGTTAATGAAGATGGTAGTGAAACATTTGATATGACTAATATTTTTATCCCAAATGCTGTATTAGATGATGGAACTATTGATTTATATTTATATGCCAATGATGATTTGGAAGTTGGTAGTCCTGTCTTTTTGGGATGGAATAATGGAGCTCAATCAGGTGGGACTGGTCCAACACCAACAACTGTAGGTGACCATGGATTGAGAGTTGAATTAAAAATGGGTGGTAGTAATCCCGATTCAGTAGAAACGGAATTTGATTGGGAATAATAGGAGATTAAAATGGTTACATTAGGATTAGATGCATCAACGACTTGTGTCGGATATGCATTCACACAAGATAAGAAGATTCTCGATATGGGATTCATCGACATCAAAAAAGAAAAAACACCCAAAGATAAAGTTCAGAAAGTTCTTGAATTTCTCAATAATATTTCGTATATTGAT